CCCGCGTAAATCTAGCTTTTCAGCGCGAGTGTTTAGAAATTCCGCCTCTCTAAAATATCTTTCAGCAGTTACCCGATCACCTCTTTGTTGCGCTCGCTGGGCGATTCTTGTTGCTTGCTCTGCTTTTTCATGTAACGAATTAGTAGTGCTTTGATCTCGAATGTTCATCAATCGAATTAACTCATTATATTTTTCTTCTCCAAAAGACGGATCATCGACCGGGTGCTGTTTTAACGACTTATATTCGCTTTCAAGATCTGCTAATCGTTTTGCATCAAATGGCTGCTTTCCTCCAAGCACAACCTCATTCACCTGAACCTTGTTGTTCTTGATGTAGTCATCAATGTCTTGTTTCGTGACGTTCGGCTTGCCAGCAAGGAACTCTTTCAGTCCAGAGAACTCCAATTCATCATCCCTGACTCCGGCTTTCTTCAGATCATTCAGGAATCCTTCTCCCCTTCCTGATTGTCTCTGCAAAGACATCGCCGCTTCTTCTGCGGGGGAGTAAAACCCAATATCACTCCTCGGAGCCGCAGGCTTCGGAGAACTGGGGGCGGCTTGCAGCAACAACCCCTGACGGCTCAGGAAGTCCTCAGCAACGTTTGCAGCCGCCGGTGCGAGAGACTGTGCCGCTTCCTTACCCTTCTGCTGCAACTGCCTTCCAACCCCTCTTCCGATCCCTGTGAAGGCTTGCAACTCAGGCAGTGGCCCGGTCTGAGGAAGACCCTCTAGAACCTCTCCTAAGCCCTGCAAATGCCTTGCACCGGACTCAGTTCGAGGGATGTACATATTGCGCTGCATGAACTCCAGCGGGCTACCTTGCGTCTGCTGTCCCGGCCTCAAGGCGTACATCATCGAGGCAGGCATCAGCGCAACAGCAGACCCCAGTGAGGCCAGAGCTTCACCCGCACCTAGAACATCAGCAGGAAGCTGTTTAGCGCGTTCCAGAAGGGTCGGATCACGCTGAAATAGCTTTGAGGTGTCACCCCCAAGAATCGGCTCTTGGACAGGGGGGATATCAGAAACAGGAGGTTCGACGGGGACGCCGCTGAGTAAGGACTGCTGTCTGCTCTGGCTCAATCTGAGCGCCAAAGTCATCGCCTGTTGAGGATCCATTCCACCGGCAACTAGTTTCTCGGCGATGGAATCTGTATCAGCAGCAAAATCGTTCATGGACGCCCTCCTGCCGTAATCATAACTTTTGGGGACAGTCAAGTCTACGCGGTGTACGGATTCTCTCGCGTCCTGCCGGTGTCCACAAAGTCATCCTCATCCCAGTCGTCACGAGGAGGAGGATCGACTTCCAGCCAGCCAGCATCACGGAGCCACCTCAAGGCTTGCGTACAGGCGTCAACCATGTCGTCGTTTGAGCTTTCAGGGAAGCTACAGATCTGACTGACGAACGGCTCGGCCCAGTCTTTTACATATCCCTTTCTTCGATCTGACTCAGGAATCCACACCCTCCCGCGGGCGATGATGTGGGAGACGATGTTCAGCCGCTGGATCTTGTCCGCCTTGCCGGGGTTATAGGCAGCGACAGGAAGGTGTGCTCTCCGAAGATCCTGAATCAGCGAGATGCCTGCGGATTTGTCTTCCACGAGGATTGTGTCTACTCGCTTCTTGTCTTTCCCCTCTCCGAAGATCACCTCGTACTCTTCCTGAACCTTTTCTCGTAGTTCAGGGTACTGGAGTCGGTCTTGCCAGCAGTCGATCAGCATCACGCTCATCGGGCCGTCTGTAGGCTTGAAGACGCCCCACGTCTCCGAAGCGGTAGGGTCGTTGACGGTCTTCTCAGACGTTGCACAGTCGTAGCTCTGCACGATGTACTCGAACCGCGGGAACTCCTTGCCAGCAGGCCATAGGCGGAACCAGTCCCTTCTGACCATGCCACCGTCTTCGGGGTCGATGATCTCGGCGTAGATCTCTTGCCTGCCTAGCTTCGTGCCTTCGTACTGGAGGATCTGCTTCCTGAAGCTCTCGGAAAGGTTCGCAAGGTTGCTGTAGGTCGAGGCGGTGCTGACCTTGACATCATCGCCATCACGCCCGACTAGCTCGATGATCAGGTCTTTTGGTCTCGGGGTTGTAGTACATATCAGCCGGGTCGGCATATTCGGGATCTTCAACCGCAGCCCGAACTGCATCTGATCCCACGCTTCTTGCAAGTAGTCCCACGCCGCAAGTTCATCCGTCCATCCGCCATGAAATTGTGGGCCGCGGAACCGATCAGGCTCGCTCGCAGGGATGCCTTTGATCAAACTACCGTTGACTAGCTTCAGTTCGTGCAAAGCCTTGTTGTAGTCGGCAACCAACTGGAAAGGGATGACTGACAGCAGGCCGCTGTCCCCCTCGAAGCACGTTGCCCGAACGTCAGAGGACGTAGGAGCCGCCACCAACCACCGGGTGTTGGGATACGTCCACGCCCACCAACCAATCTGCTCTGCTGCGGTTCTTGTCTTCCCGGCCCCCCTGCCTGCCAACATCAGCCAGATCGACCACCAATCACCCGCGGGGAGGATCTGATGCTTGTGGGCTTGTGACAGCCACTTAACTCTCCATGCGAACGCTACTTGATCATGAGGAGCTAGCCGCTCGAACTCACTGCGGGTCTTGGGATCCCGCAGAATCTCTAAAACGTCCATGATTGTTGCAGCGCATCACACTGGGAAAGTGCCGAATTTTTCGGGCCTGTATCCACTTGGTTGTTGCACTGCGTCATTCGACCTGACGTTTAGATTCAAGATTCTGGAGCACGGCATCGAACAGCAGTTTGGACTCCACTTGAATGGGAGGAGCGTTGTCTGCGCCGGTCAGGGCCATCCGATCTCCAAACCGTTTTGGATCCCACTTGGCTAGCAGCTTCAGTCTGGTCTCGATTTGGAGCTTGCGGTGACCCAACATATCCTCAACGGTTGTCGAGGTTCCCTGATCGGACATCGTTTGTTTCTGGCCGAACTGCGGGGTATCTGCAATCAGCAAGCATTCCTCTGCGATTGCTTCGTATCCTTGCTCTCTAGCTCGCGCGATGGCTCTGGAAAGACCTACACCTTCCTCTCCTAGCGCATCATCTCGATACATCCAATCGTAGATGGTTTGCCAAGCGGGCATATGATCATCGCGGCATATTTGTCTGAGAGGCTCTCCGTTGCTTAAACGCTGGCAGATCTCAGTTGCGATGTCAGGATTGTATTTCGAGGGGCGTCCGGTCTTTTGAGGTTCTGCTAGACCTCTCAATTTTTTCGGGGTTTCTGCCTTGGGCATATTCCTCTCCGTTGATTTCATTCGGAAAGTATATCTTCAAAGTATAAAGTCCCCAAGGGTGGAAGCCCGGACTGGATTCCTTCCCTCTCCCGCCTTCTATGTCCCTGCATAGATGCCAGAGTACCTTTGAGGCTGCGAGTCATCGATAAGGGGCTTGTCCCACCCATGTACCCCGAACCTTTTGCGGTCGCTCACAGACACGCCGCGCGGCTTGCTGGCGGGTGTAGGCCCAGCCGGTGTTTTCTCCCTCGCAGCCCATTCAAGCTCTTACTGTCGTGAGGGGTACGTCCGGCTACCCGCCGGAAGGGGTAGCTTTACTTCATTGCCTCATCAACTGGCTTACCTTGCTCAATGCCGACGCGATGCTTGATCTCTACAGCATAGTAAGTGAAATCCAGATGCCCGTGACTGATTGCATTAGCAGCGTACTCGCGGCATTTATCAATCGCGCTATCTAGGGTTTCATGCAGGAATTTAAACTTAGCGGAGTGTCCTGACGGAGATCTCAAAAACACTGCAAATTTTGGATCCGTCGCTCTGTGCAGTTGCTGCACAGCTTTCTTTCTTGATCTGTAAAAACCGCCGTCCATACGCGCCTCTCTCGACAATAAGGCGTACAACGGTCGAAAAAAAACCTTCTAGATTGACCCCGGTCGAGGATCCAAGGGTTTCTTGGATTGCCCCAAACGGGGCCGGGATCATACTAGAAGGTTCTTCGCGGGCCTCGACGCCAACGACTCTATTTTGCTTCCGATAATTTTGTTTGTCAACTGAGGTTGGTGGCCGGTGCTGATCCCCGGCTTCTGGCGCAGATCTAAAACGGTTGCCATCACCGCTGCTCGCGTGTTGTCAGGATGCGAATCATGACGACGCTAGATCCACCGTGCATCAGCCTGCATTTCACCAACACGGCTGGGGACTGGAAGGAAGGGGACAAGGCTTAGTAATCCTTACCCGACCGCGCACTGATAGCGTAATCTCGCTCCATGCCTATGCGCCAATCCCCATGCGTGTTGATGCCGGTCTTTCCCGGCTGTCCGCCGACTCCCGCCCGAGGAGACACTGCACAGGAGGCGTATCGGCTGCGGGTGTTCAAACCACCTCCCGCTGGGTCACAGCAACAACGGGAGACAGCATAGCCCCGCCATCACCGCCCAAGCAAGGATCTCATCCATGCCCTGTCTCCTTGGGAAACTGTTTGCATAACTGACTGTCCATCTGCTCTGCGATGTGCCGGATGTCCGAAAACAGCAACCTAGCTTCACGGATCTGGTTCGCTAGCAGAGCTTTGTCCACGGCTTTTAGGCGGGCTTTGATCTCAAGTACGCCTTCAGAATAGTCAAGCATGAGGGATGGGCTGTTTTGGTTGAACAATGAACCGACGAGTCTTCAGAGTGTCGGATGTATGGAAGGCTTCCGGGTTTTCTTTCTTCAGAGCTTTGATCACTTCTTCCAAAGCCGGGTTCTCACGGGTGTAATCAGGCGGCTTGCGAACCGCGGTTTTCAGTTTCAACATCTGCTCAGTTGTCAACATGGTCTACCTCCATTCGCACTTCAAGGGGATGCTTCTGCCAATAACGAAAGTTCTTCATGAAGTTCCGTCTTTGAGACTCCGCGAACCCGTTTACCTCCCGCGCCCACTGATCCTTCATGATTGTCAACAAACGTTGACGGAACTGCCCGGGGTCGAAATCTAAGAACTCAGCGTACTCGGTCAGACCCGAATACCGCTCGTCAAACAAAAACCTCATCGCTGATAGAGCATCAACGGTCGGTTTATCGCCGGGTTGAGAGCAGGCGTCTGTTACTGCGAGCTGAACTACAGACGCCAACAGGTTTCGACACTGCCTAGTTTGAAAATCCATAGTCCCTGCCAAAGTTTGTGAAGTCGCGGGTGATCTGCTGACAATCCTGAATCGTCAGCTTCTCTTCAAGCCAGCCTGCAAAGTTGCCGTTGCGATCTAGCACTTCCCAGCTATCTTCGACTGCGTTGATGATGCAGGGGATGCCTTGAATTTTGTAGTTCATTTGCATGATCCGCTATCCTTCGCTGTTGTGTTGATGTAATTATGCTCTAGATTCCGAGGCTTGTGTAGCGGGTTGCGATGAAACTTTTTTATCGGTTTCACGGGGCTGAGAGGCTAAAACTATCCCCTCTTTTACCGCCTCGTAGTAGCCGCGGTGGATGGACTTGTGGTTTGGCCCCAGCAGGACATACCGCTCGTCTTCATCAGGACGCACCTCGAACTGGGTGACGCCCTTGATCGTGGCGTAGACGCCGTTACGGACGTAGGTCTCGGTGACTTTAGGCTTCATTGGCACGCTCCAGAATGGATTCGATGGTGGCTTTACCAGAGAGAATTTGGGCGTAGTTGACGCCGTTGTCCCCGAGAGCTTCGTCCACAGCACTCCAGATTGCCGATGCCGCGGGGTTGTCGTAACTGGGGTTGGCTACCTCGTGGAACGCCCGCAGGACGTTCAGGACGTTCTTGAGTTCAGCTAGCTGGTGTTTGTTGAGTTCCATGACTCACCCCTTTTTCAGTTGTGCAGAGCGTTGCAAGCATCATTCACACTGGCGGCGTAAAACCCAACCGTCAGAGGTTTAGCGGCAGACTGACCGCCAACTTTGAACACCCAGAAGGCCCGAGCACCATCGATCCCAGTAGCAAACACTTCCCAGCGTGCGCCGCATTGCTCGGTAATGTAGGTAATGTGGTTTTTCATGATTCGCTTCCTTTCGCTGTCCTGCACATTGCAGTGATGTAATTAGAACACAGATTAAAAGGGCCGGGTTGCGTTACATACAAAAATTATTTCTATCGATTCCGGCCCGGTGATAGTCAAAAGTTGAAGTCGTAGAAGCGCACAGGTTTATCGCTCAGGCCGAAGCGGCGGCCATGTTTGTCCTGCCAGCCCTTTTTGTTAAGGCGCAAACGAATGACGGGGTTGGCTTCGTTGCTGGTGATGAACCACTTCTGATCGCGCTGATTGATGCAATGACCGGCAAAGCCTCCGGGCAGCCATTCGAGCTGCACAGACTCATCTCTCTCGGCGTCCATCTCGCGCACCTCAATAGTCTTGTCGCTGATCACGCGCACCACCTCGAAGGGGTACACATCGCTGTAGCCGTAGTGATTTGCAAAGTTCATGGCAACCTCAAATGACAAAGTTGATGTAAGGGGTGTCGTCATCCTGCTGCTTATACTTGCTGAACAAGGTCACCTCAATCGATCCCTGTTCGGTCTCAATGACGATAGTCCGGACTGCATAGCTGTAGTCAGCCGTTTTGGTTTCGGACTCCGCCATGACGGTGACGCCGATGACCTTGTGAACGTTGAGAGTTGTTAGAAGCATGGTGGTCTCCAAGGGGCCGAAGCCCCGGTTAATCAGACAGTGGGGGTGACTTTGATGACGGCGCTGGACTCGCCGCGGAAGGAGTCGAGCTGCGCTTCGGTGATGCCGAAAGCCTTGCACAGAGCTTCCATGTCTACGGAACCTTTGCGCTGTTCAATTGTCACGCGGACACCGTACTTCTCGCCGCGGTGCTTGCCTTCGCCGTACTCGTTAGCAATTGAGTCTTTGAGAACCTTGCACTTAGCGGTCAGGTCTTTGATCTGACGGTCGAACACTGCAAGGGTGTCGATGTCGCTAGTGAGGGATTCGGTGAGAGAGATGATTTCGTTCATTTCGCTATCCTTCGCTATGGTTCGCATCAGGTATTGATGCGATAGGTGTAACTGTAAAGTAGATTTATGGGCTGTGCAAGTCTTTTTGAGTAGGGGAAACCCTAAGCGTTCCATTTTTTGTGTGTTTTCAACCGAAGCGATTAGAGGCTCTACAATCGATTTGTCGGTCTGGGTGCCCCAATCTATGTCCGACCCCTGAAAATCGCTTCTAGGGCCGTTTTAATCGATTCTAGGGGCATTGCTGCGTACTTCGGACAACAAGTCTTGTTCGTCGAAGCCCCAATGCTTCACAAACCCCTTAGTTCCCAGTCCGTGAACGCCTGTCTTGCCGCGGTGGTGTTCGGGGCATAAAGGAATCACGTCCCAGTCGCTAGCCCTTCTGCCTGCGCCAGTACCAGCCCGGGGGTGGTGAAGCTCCGCAGGCGTCCCCGGGTAGCCCATACGCTTGCAGATAATGCAGCCCATCTCTGCGACTAGGCTCATGTACTTCTTAACCTTCACAGCCGCTTGAACCCCTGTAACTCGAACATCTGCATCGGTTCGGTGTCCTGCCAGTCACCGCGGTCTGTTCTTCCACCCACCTCGATGTCTAGCGGATAGCTCGTGACGTTGCCCCACCAGATGCCCTCGGGGAAGCCATAGACAAGGACGAAGGGCACCATTAGTTTCTCAGCGAGAGCCTTCGACTCAAGGAATTTGTGAAGAGAAAGGAACATTTTTTTATACCTTTTTGCTCGGTGCTTAATCTCAATTACACCGACCGGCTTTTCCCTCAACGCTAAGTAGTCAGCTCGGTACGAGATCGGCAGCTTGTAGAGGTTGCACTTCCATGCCTTCTCCAGCTTCTGCGCGATCTCCCTCTCAACCTTCAGGTGCTGCGGAGTCTCATACAACGGCCTCACAGGGTTACCGCTCCCTGTAGCCTCTGGTTCGCTTGTTCTGTCCTCCAGATGTCACAGCGCATCCTTGCCGCTTCGAGGAGCCATCTCAACTCCTCTTCCTCGGCGGTAGCCTCCCTGATCCCAGCAAGGATTTCTAGGTAGTCCTTGTCGCTATACGCTTCTCTCTCTTGCGCGTTTACGGCTTCATAGCCTCTAGCGAGGGCGTCTTTCATCAGCAGAGCTTTCTTGCTCTTGCGGAACTCTTCTAAAAAAATCCGATGGGCTTTCGCCTGTGCGTACTTTCTTGAGTTCGCAATGATGAAGTCAACTGCTTTGTGTGGGTCGCTCATCCTAAATCCTTCAGAACATATCTCAGTTCTTTGAAGTCTCTCTGTTCACTTTCTTTCGCTGCTTTCTCTGATATCAATAACTTGTTTAATTTGGATCTCCGGCTCCTGTCGTTTCTTAAAATCTTTTTCACAAACTTGATTACTTCATCTTGCTCTTGGGTCGTCAACAACTTCTATCTCCACTTTCAAATATCCACCAATTGATTCACCCCACTTGATTCTTAAATCAACGATCTGTGAATCGTCTTCCCAAACTTTCGCATGAGTCAAACTGTCTAAAACTCCCTTGTAAAGATTATCAAGGTCGCGCTTACGATTATCTGGCCGATATGCAGTAATCGAAACTCTCAACGCGCCTTTCAATTCTTTTGCTGCATTCTGAATCTGGATTTGTTCCGCAACCGCTTTTCTGTATTCCCTTCCAACTTTAGAAATAATCAATCGGCTTCGGAACATCCGCCACATATGATTCACAGATGGAGGCCAAGGTAAGGTAATCATTGTCTTTGAGTAGGTATGCGATTACGGATTGTCTCAGCGGCGTTCTTCAACGCTGTGCTGAGTTCCCCTTCGTCTTCTTCTGCTGCTAGCTTCTCTACGACCTCAGCACAAGCCTCTCGTTCGATCATCACTGCCTGCTTCGAGGTCTGGATCGCTATCGCCATGATCTCCGCCTTAGCGAACGACAGAGCGTCATCGAACTCCTGCTGGGTAAAGAGCTTGTGGCCCGTCCCTTTACCTAGCAGGAAAGCCTTTTGGAAGTCTGACAGTTCTGCTTTCTTCATTTTGTGCCTCTACGGTTTAGTTGATTCATCTTGCCTCCAGTCCCCATACTCGCCTCGATTTCCTAAAGCCCACTCTCGCTTGGTATCAGCCTCAAGTCTTGACCCGGGGTGGTTGTTGTTCCATTTGTTCAGCCATTCAAATGCTTTGGAGCGGTTTTGCATTCGATACTTGATCAACCATCTCACTAAACATTGATGACGGAACAAATCTTCTCCTGATTCAAAATTCTCCGGCATCATCAAACGCCATCGGAACAGCTTCAGGACTTTCAAGGTATTGCAAAGATTCACGGTGAAACCAAAGTTTGTACCTTTCTTCAACCGCACCGTTTCTTTGTTTTTCACACATCAAAAGCATATCCGGTACATCCGATCCAATTGGTTTACCGTCCTTGATTGCGTTCTCCTTCTTTTTGTTTCGCCAAACAATGAAAACATTATCAACTTGGTCTGTGATGGAACTAGACCCTTTGATGTCCATTTTGTTTGGGCGATCTTCTTCACTTCCGCTTTTACGGATATGGTGAACTAAATGAATGTGGACTTGATGATCTCTCGCAACAGAAGTTAGTTTGTCAACAAACTGTTTCTGTCCATTGTAGTCATCTTCGCCTGCAACGCATTTCATTAGGTTATCAATGATGATGTGGTTGCATTTCAATTCAACCGCGGAGTATCTAGCCATTGCAATCACTTCTCTCGCACTGGTAGATCCCTGTTGGTCGTAGAGGTACATCTTTTTGTGGAGACTATCCACCAGCCGCATACGATGCTTCTCGAACCAAGTTTCCAAACTCTGAAACTGCGGGGCGCGGAAGTTTTTGCTATAAAACTGCTGGGCAATACGTTCAAAGGTTCTGACCGGAGTCATCTCAAAGCTAGCAATGACGACCTTCTGGCCTTGCTTGCAGAGACTGAGAGCAACTTGGGTGGTCAGCATTGATTTGCCTGATCCGTTGCTCCCAGCCCAGATGGTTACCTCACCGGGGCGGAACTCGAAGTCGTCCCAGCTCTGCGACCACGGCATCGTGATGCCCCGTTTCTGGGGAGCTAGCATCGCCCCCTCGAAGTCCGCTTGGAAAAGAATTACGTCCCGAACCTTACGGGACATCTCCTTCGGTTCGTACCACTCGTCAACGTCGATGTCGTAAATCAGTTCCATGATGGGTTTCCAAACTCGTCTACTGTTGCCTTCGGATTCGCTTTCTCGTACCACTCAGCCTTGAAGCCGCGCCACCCGTGCTCGGCGCTGAAGCGGATCGCCTCAGCCGGGGTGATGCCAGCGCGGGATGCTTCATTACAGATTAGCTTGTAGGAAGTCTGCGTCAACGGAGATTTTCTAGCTTGCAGGTAATCCTCCCAAACTTGGTCTTCAAGGTCTTCAGGTTTTTGAACGACAGATATATCTTTTTTACTTTGGTTATTGGTTATTGGTTTATGGTTTATGGTTAGTTGCTCTAACGTTGAACTACCGTCGAACACTTGTTCAACAGGTGTTGAACGTTTGTTGCTCTTGCGTTTAACAGATGTCTCACTAGCGTTCTTCTTGCGTTCAGCAGATGCTTTGCCAGCCCTTGATCGCTTCTCCTGATTAGCTTCGTACTCTTCGATCTCTTTGTCGCATCTTGAGTGCCTCCAGACCCCTTGTTCGCCTAACTTAAAGTACGAATTTAGGATCAGGCGAACGGTATCCTGATCGCTTCCAATCTGGAAGGCGAGCAGTTCAAGATCGTTAACAAGAGGCTGCTGCTTGTCGTAGTACCGCCAGATCAAGCGCAGGTATGCCATCGTCTGAGCGTCCGTCAAACGTGACGTAGCCCTGATGAAATCACCTATGTGATGCTGGTAATAGAACACAACTCAATCCCCATCGGTGGACGACCCCAGTGTGAGAATTACCGGGGGCTGTCCACCATTGCAGTGGCTTACGGCATCTGAGGCCGTCCCCGATGGAGACTGCTTGCGATGCCCCTATTGCGCTTCTCACGGCGCTGACATAGTGTATGAGCGAACCTCATCCAAGTCAAGGTCTCAATCTTCTAACTTTGCACATATGATGGAAGTCGTGCGATTTGCCGTTACTATCGACAGCCTGTCTTTGATAGCCATAAGGCGTTTTTCTTTGGATAGAAACCATAGTGTAATGCTCCTTAGTTCTACAAAGTTCAAATTTTTCACCAACTTTCAAAAAACCTAAAACAGTATGATCATCCTCTTCTTTTTGCATTTCCAACTTGTAAGATTGAATTAACTTTTTGAGATATTCAACAGATGAGAAATGAATGTCGCTTAAATGCGCTTTATGACAAATCATTTGTTTTTTTCTTGCCGGGTCTTTTAATAAGTAAATATAAATTTGATTATCTCGAATTTTTATGGGGTAACTTTCATCATCAGGCCGTTGCCTTGCCCATTCTTCTAAAGACTCCAAAACAACTTCTAATTGTCTAATTTTTACTAACAGTTGCTTGTTCATTTGCGACCTTTCTGTTTGGCAAGTCTAGCTTTCGCTACCCTGCCTTCTAAACCCTTCCTGCGCTGTATGTCCTCTCTAAGAGCGTAGTTGATGTACCCCTCCGGGGTGGGGTGAAAGAAGTCCCTCAGAACGGGTTCTATGCAGTCCCAGTCGAGTCCTACAAGGGTCTCCAGCTCCTCATGATCTAGAGGCAGCGGGCCTTCTTTTAAGTAGTAGAGATCGATCATTCTTCTAAAAGCCAGATCCTCTGCATCAGGGAGATGTTCTGTCAGTTTTAGATACTGATCTACATCAAACTTGTACCATTTCATGATGCCTCCGGAACGTCACGCCATTCGGTTTCAATGACATAGCTTTCACCATCCTTAAAGCCTTCTCTGATCCATTTCTGCTGAAGGATATTAAGAGGTCTTGAATGTAGATAATCGTGATCAGTTTCCGTTTTCGTTCGTTTCACAAACTGCAATTCAACGGTTGGTTTCCAAGGACTCACGTCTTTTTCTCCGTATAAAGGGATCCATGATGGCGGCAGCGGGCCTTAAAATTTGATGCTCCCACTGACCGGGTGATACCAAAGAACCGCGGGGCGGTATAGAGGGGTGTCATGTCGTCATAAAACTTGTCCCATGACAGCAGGTTTTGACTGTGACTAATCCACGCCACCGGCTCTTTAGCCTGCTCGATTGCAGCTCGGAGGGCGGTGATGGCATCGTCCACAAATACTTCATCCGCAACCTCTTCTAACACCTCCAGCGCCTGCTGCGCGGCTTGTCTCAGGCTCATGTCCGCTCCTTAAAGTCGTAAAACCAATCGTCTCCTGCGGCCCACTTGCGTGTGCCATCGACCGACCAAAAGTTTTTAGCGGCTTGAAAGTCCGGGGTCTTTGTCTCGGAGGGCACGAGGCTCTGGTCGTACCACAGGCAGCGATTGTTTGGTTGCGCCGCAAACTGACCTCCCTCCAACCGCAAAAAGTTAAAGGATTTGTGTTCCTCTGCTTGTTCGCTAAATCCGGTGTCAAGATCCGTTTCGTCGGCGCAGAAATCAACCGTGAACATGTAATTTCCAAAATGCCATGTTCGATCCTTTCCGAAAAACTTCACGCCAAGGTTTCTGAGGCCAATCTTCTCGCTCACCGTGAAGCGATACCCCATGCAATCCCAAAGTTGCAAGACATCTATGGGCAGGTGGGTCGCGTCTTCTTTCCAGACATAAGCATGGATGGGAAGTTTGTCGTACAAAGCGCCGTAGTTCGGCAGGAGAGACTCAATCCTAAATACCTGACCCCTCAACGCCTTTAAACTGACCCAGATGGCAGGCTCAAATTCTCCATGCCCTTTCTTACCGTTGTAGAGGAATTCCCGCTTGATAAAGCATTTAATCGGGGGCAAAGACGCAAAAACATAGCTCATGTATTGCTCCTTGTAGTTACAGTGTCTCTAACATCAGTCGGGAGGCGTCGTCAGTCATTTCGACCTCAGTTCATCAATAACGTCATCAAAGGCATATCCAACCTTTTCGTGATCCCAGAGCTTCCTGTGGTCTTCTACGACCTGTACACAAGCCGCTCTCTCTTCTCTGATGATTTCTACACACACCTCTAAGATCGCCTGATACAACGTAGGAAAAGACTCAGGAGTAATCCCTGCCTTCTGTAGCTGCTTGAAGACACTAGCGTTCATCTCAGTTCTCCAAATAGATCGGGCCTCAAGTCCACTCGTCTTACTGCTCCATGCGTTAGCTGCTCAATCGCCTTCGCTAACTCCGCACTGCAAACTCGCTTTCCTTGAATGATCTGACCCATCCAAGTCCTTGAAATTCCAAGTTTTTCCGCAAGATCAGCCTTCGATCCCCGGGGCTTCATGTCAAAATACTCCGTAAGCGTCATGACTTCCTCCTATGCCTTTAAGTTACACTAACTTGCAATGTCGTGCAAGGGGGTGTATGATGAGGTTTCACAAGGAGCGAACTATGAGCGAAGATTTTGTGTACATACCAGCAGCAGCGACAGACGTAGGGAAGCGGATCAGAGAGGAGTGGAAGCGGTTAGGTCAACTTCCCCCTGATCAAGATCCAAAGGTCTTAGAGAACCGTAGAAAAGTCTTGGAGTATGGAAAATGCGAGCCGACGAATTTCACCAAGTAATGTTGGATCGTCAGAGAGAAGTAGAGGAAGCAGTAGAGAGAGCAGAACGTGGAGAGGCAACCACCGAAGATTGGAAACTGATCCGTTACGAATGTGGACTAAGGAGCCAAAATGCTAATAGCGCGAGCAACACAAGCCAGCACCTTCAAACCCGTACCACCGGGGTCACACTTGGCAAGGTGCTACCGTATCATCGACCTTGGAACCCAGAAGACAACCTTTCAGGGTGAGTCTAGGTCGATCAAGAAGGTCATGTTCCAGTGGGAAGTTCATTCTGAAGATGACGACGGCCCCCTTAAAACCGATAAGGGTGAACCAATGTCTATTAGTAAGAACTACACCCTATCCCTCTCTGATAAAGCCGTTCTAAGGGCTGATTTAGAGGCGTGGAGGGGTCGAGAGTTCACCCGCGAGGAACTACGAGGGTTCGAGCTGAAGAACGTTCTAGGAGCTTGGTGCCTGATCACGGTCACTAAAGCTACCGGCAACGACGGAAAGGAATACACCAACATCACGGCTGTATCTCCTGTTCCTAAAGCTATGAAACAGAACCTTCCTAATCCCTTTAATCAGGTAGGAATCTTCTACATCGATGATCCCGATATGGAGATGTTTGGAACCCTGTCCGAGCGTATCCGTCAAAAGATTATGGAAACCCCTGAGTGGAAGTCCCGCTCAACCCCGCAACCGTCATCTAACTTTGATGACGACGCTTCTATCCCTTTCTGAGGAGCACCTATGTACTCAATCCTAGTAGTTCACACCAGCGAAGTTCCCCGCATTCTTGCCCTTCTGAATACACCGAAACCTGTCGCTAAAGACAAGCCTTCAGTAGTCCCGAAGAGGAAGCGAGGGCGTCCGTCAAAATCTGTTTCTAAAACCGATGGAACGAATTGAGTTCTTTGGACTCTCAGGTAATAAGGTCGGCCATCTTGATCTGGAGGATGGCCGCTTTACCTTTACGGGGGACGCGGATCAATCCGCTCACGCTTTGTTTATCTCTCTCCACAAACTCATCTCAGAGAGAGTCCACGAAGCCTATATGAGCGGTTGGAATGACGCCTTGAAGGAAAAGATCAATTGATCGCTAAAGACTCATTTAAGACCTCTGAGCACTGGTACACTCGTGACGGAGATCCGGCCTATACGGTTAAAGGTTCTTCAGGAACGCGCTCTACGACCCTCAAAGACGCTCGTAAGCTCAACCTTGTACCCTCGGTTACCTCAATCCTCAACGTCGCCGCCAAGCCCGCTCTAGAGATCTGGAAGCAGCGACAACTCCTGTTAGCTGCTCTCACCCTCCCCAAGATCAATAGTGAATCCGAGGATGAGTACATCGACCGGATCATCAGAGACTCGAAGGAAGAGGGGAAAGCCGCCGCGGATGCCGGAACCGAGATCCACGCCTCGATAGAAGCGTTCTATAAGGGCGAGACTATCGGACACCTCACCCACGTCAAGGCGACCGTTGACGCCCTTCTTAGAGAGTTTGGCGGGCAATCTTGGATAGCGGAGAAATCGTTTGCCCATGAACTAGGGTTCGGAGGTAAGTGCGACCTGCATTGTCCAGATGCTGTTGTAGACATCAAGACTAAAGAGTTCGGAGACCCTTCCAAGGTCGAAGCGTATGACGAACACATTATCCAGCTAGCAGCCTATCGAATGGGTCTAGGTGTTCCTGAAGCTAGATGTGCAAACGTCTTTGTGTCTCGCTCCGTTCCGGGCCTAGTGAAGGTCATCGAGCACTCACAAGAAGACATCCAAAAAGGCTGGGAGATGTTTACCCACCTTCTCAAATACTGGCAACTCTCGAAAGGCTACAAGTGAAAACCATCAACGCTTACCAAACCGCAGACGGAACAATCTTTGGTGACCTCGAAGAAGCAGAGCGTCACGAGAAGTTTTTGGATAACCGCGCCGAGATTGAAGAGTTCCTTGATTCTGAACTGAACCCCTACAAGTCTATTGCTCAACGGTCTATCGCTCGAAGTACCGTCGTCAATTGGTCTCTTTGGAGTTCAAAGAATGCTAAGTGAAAATGTCATTAAACAGATCTACTTCCAGACCGAAGAAAAAGGCGGCCCCATCGGTGAAGTAGATATCTTTGAGTTCGCTAGGAAGATCCAAGCAGCTATCACTCCAACAATCCAACTGCGAGAACATCAGCGGTGCGTGAAGATCGTCTGCGAACTGAATAAAGAGGTAGGTAGGAAGTTATCTACCCTCAGACCATAAAAAGACGCCCCCCGAAGGGGGCAAATGGTGCCGGAGAGTCACCGAAACTTTTCACGAGCGTATTGGATAGCCGGAGCGCCAATCGCTAAAGCAGCACCCGGGATTTGGCCGCCGGGAACCATCATCATCCCCGTACCTAGCAAGCCAGCAGCAGCAAGAGCTTGTTTAAGGCGGTCAGGTTCTTCTTCCCCTTGCTCTGAGGAGATGTCATGGGCCTGCCCAAACGCACTAGCTAAAGCTAATGGAGGTGCTGCAACACGCAAGGCAGCGCCTGCTCCAGCACCCACTTTTTGAGCGATGGGGGTTGCCATCATCTTTCTATACATTTCCGACACTTTTTCCAAAGGAGAAATTTTTGGTTCCGGAATAGGTTGTGTCGGAGGAAGTTGCCGCAGAGTAGAAGCAGCGCTCGGGGCAGCAGATTGAATAGGTTGTTGAACAAACTGAGCCTTCGGCCCTTGTCCCGCTCCCTGTTCTCGAAGCATCAAACCACTGCCCCTTTCCCTCCATGTTTCCGTGGGGGCAATAGACTCAACTGTTCTGAACCCTGCACTTCTTTGCGACTTTGACAACTCATAAACATCAGAGGAAGTCATGCCTCGTTGAACAAAGTTCTGGGCTTCGATGTCTGTGAAACCCAAACTCTTCGCAAAGTTGTAAACCTGAGAACCTGTGCTGCCTTTAGGTAGATACCCACCGTCCGTGATGATTTTGCTGGGCAATCCTCCGGTAGCAGGCGCAGCAGTAGAAACTGACGGAGCAGCAGGAGCAGCAACAGCAGTAGGAGCGGCGACAGGCGGCGCAGCAGGAGGTGCCTTAGCAAAAAAACCCTCTCCCACCGTGCCAGCAACTTTCTTTAGAGTAGGCATTCCGAACGAGTACGCCGCGCCAATTCCAGCGCCTGCAAGTTGCGCTTGAAACTTCGCCTGATCGTTTTCTTCTTGAATGATGCTTTTTGGCAGTTTTTTAAGGGCGTCTTCAATTTCTTTTTGAGACGTTCCGTCCGGAAATTCGACCTCTCCAAACCCTTTAACATTAACGATGATTGGCATGATCAAAACTCCCATTTCCCTTTTTTAGGATCCCATGTAGGCCGCCTTGGAGCCTCTCGCTGCTGCGAATACGTCTCATCGATACTGTTCAGTTTTTGTTCATACGATTTCAATAACTGACCGTACTGAGGAGTTGTCTGCCAATCAAAGTAACTCTTGCTGGGATTGCGCTCTTTCCACTGGTTGAACTGGGTAATGTCTGCTCTATCAAATTGAGACCTTGCTCGAATCAGGTTCATACGATGGACAAGTGTTTCTGGCGTGCTGCTAGTGCTGCCACCAAGGCGAGCAACAACTTGTCCTTCCATGTTTGATACAGCGCCCTGACCGGAAAGAAAAGTCTTCCGGTACAACAATTCCAGATTGCTCAGATCCGCTTGAACCTTTTCTATGTTTGCAAGATCGGTTCGTTTTACATTCGGCATCACCTTACGAACAGCATTCTCTAGAGTTGGGATTTCAACAACTCCGCCTTTCCCCGTTCTGATGCTCTCCTGAATCAATCCAAGCACGGCAGGGCCGATCCCGGGACGAGCAAATATCCCGATGAATCTCCCGCTCTCGTCAACGATCTTAGAGATTCGATTAGCAACCGCTTCTTGCTCAACAGCAGAAAAGTTAATTTCACCAAGTTTTGCTTCACGCTCGGCAGCCTGTTGAGCACGAGTCTTAGCGCGTTGCTCTGCTGCTGCTTGTGCAACAGCCCGCTCGCTCTCAGAAGGAACCCTACCTCCCGTAGGAGTAGCGCCAGCCGCAGGGCTAGGAACCCCACTGGGGGCCGCAGGAGCAGCGCCGGAAGCTCCACTGGGAACGCCGCTTGGGACGCTGGGAACCGCACTAGGTGCTGGGCTAGGGGCAGCCTCACCAGTATGCCTAGAGGCAAACCGCAATACTTCAGGGCTGTTAATTCCGTGCCTAGAGACCAGTTGCCCAAGCTCATAAGCAGCATTGATGCCGATCTTGTACGAGCCATAAGACCCATCAGCCCGCGGCAATGTGACCTCTATTTGTTGACCGGACTGCGCCCTTTCTGCTCCGGCTCTTGCTCCAGCTTCCGCTCCGGCTTGTTGAGCAACAGATGGAAGATCTTTAATGTACTGCTCAATCAGTTCTCTACTGCCAAGCCTGATCAGATCAACCGGCAACTCCATCGGGCCTTTGCTGGTCATAATCTTCTGAGTATTACCAGTAGGACTGAAGAACATCCGGCCAGTCAATTTATCTAAGACAGAGTTGTCTCGGAACACATACCGATCATTTTCAAGTTTGGCGGCCTCAGCAAGAGCATCACCAAGCGACATCTTCCCTTCCCGATAGCGCTGCATCAACAACGAACGAGAAGTCACAAGATTTTGAGTCGGGGGGAATACTTGCAGTCCGACCATCCCTCTAGTGACCGTATCCCCCATCGCTTCAGACAAACGAGCCTCTGGCCGTTGACCTTCTGCGGCGCCACTAGGAGCGCCAGCTACTGCACTAGGAGCGCCACTAGGAGCGCCAGAACTAGGAGCGCCGCGAGGAGCAGCGCCCGCATTCCCAAAATACTCTCGGAATTGTCGTTCGCGTTGACGCTGCTGCTCTAAGGCGATCCCCCTCTCAGCCAAACCCAACTTGGCTTGAGCGAGTTCCATTTCCGTTTTACTTTCTTGCTCTTCAGCCGCTCGCATTTTTCCCGCGGCGATTCCTAGAGACTCCCCGAAGGAACCAGTCCTGCCGGGGGTTAGGAAGCCTTCAGCAAGAGCTAGCATGGTCGGATCGAACATTCGGTTCTGACGGGACTCCAGAGCCTTGTTAAGCCTTTCTAGAGCGTCCTGATAGGCTTTGTTAGCTTGGATTGCTGCCGGATCTTCTCCGGGGATATAGGCGAGACCACCACCTTTTGTAGCCATGATTAACCCTCGTCAGTCTCAGACGAACCCGACACCCCGCCCCCGCTCGTTATATCCGATCCCATAGATGCGCGGGCGATAGCATCAAAATCTATTGATGAGCCAGCAGGGGAGCTGCCAAAAATAATCCTTCCAAGCTCTGACAGCCCTCGTTCTAACGGGCTTCCCGCTCTTGCGCCTCCAAGGACGCTCATCAACCCTGAAATCTGAGCAAGATCCGACAACCCATAAGCACCGGCACGCGGGCCTACGAAGGTCGTGGTCTCGCCCTGCGGTATCGTGAAGCCTCTCAACAAGGCTTGAGCCTGTGTAGCGGTCTTCAGAGGAGCATCAATAATGGCTTGCTGGTAAGCCTGTTGGGTGGCCCCTGCTTTCTCTAAAGCACCAGTCTCTGCTAAACCAAGATCCTGAGCGAGTTTCGAGATGTTCGCCTGAGTCTTCGCGGCTTCCGTCTCCAGACCCATCTCTTTCAAGGCAGCATCTACGGCAGTCTTATAACCTTCAGACAAAGCACCGTACTGTTGTCCAGTCAGTGTCTTAGACGCTTCCGCTAGACCTTGCCCCAAAGCACCGGCGTATCTCTGTGAACCAAGTTGTCCAGATCCCACCATCCCCGCTTTGAGAGCGGGAAGGATGTTTCTTCCAACATTCTGTTCTGCAAGCCTAGCCATCTCCTGAACCACGTGCTGCGTAAACGGGTTCATAAACTGGTTGATCTTGTCTGGAGTAATTCCTTGAGCAGTCTCAGCAATGTTTGCAGTAGCAGCACTGAGACCCGGTTGGTAGGCACCAGCAGCCCCCGGAGTCATCTGATACGCCCGCATCTGCATAGGATCCAAACCAGCAACTAACTGCTGACCTGTCTTACCCATCGCAGTCTGTCCCGCTTGCGCTAGGCCAGAAAGATAATTCGTGTAATACCCCGGAGCCTCCTGAGTACGAGTAGTTGTCTCTTTAATGTCTGGAAGCGGAGAGCCTTGTAGAAATGCCATGATTTACCTCTTCACCATTGCAAGGTATTCCAGCGGAGATTTGCTTGCTGGCGGGATCTTCTTTAATGAACCTCCACGCTTATGAGCGCGGATCTGTTCTCTCATCTTATCTAGCAACTTAGCTCCGGCCTTGTTAGATCCGTTTCCAAGAGCGGCAACCGTCTCTGCATCGAACACATACTCCCCGTCTGCAAGCATCGCCGGGATGTCGTCTGATTGCCCATCCCCCGGGCCTTGTACATATGCCCCCTGACGATAATCCGTTCTTGGCTTACCGGCATAGTGTACGACTGGAAGCCCTCCGGAGGCCATCAGAGGAGTCATTAAACCCCCTTGGGCTGCCATCTGGTCTTCTTCATCCAAACCAAGAACGCTAGCAACTTCGCTAGGTTGACCATAACTGAAGTACGGCATGGTTCTCTCTTCCGGTTTTGTTTCTTGTTCAGGTTGCAGCAACCCAATCTGTTTCTGGAAAGCAGCCAGAGGGCTGACAAACTCGTCACTAGCCTCTCCGGTCGTCAAAGCTCTCAAAGGAGACAAAGGTGTAGATGTAGATCCTAAACTCCCTAAACCTCCTAAAATCCCCGCTCCAGCGGCTCCGCCAAGCATCGAAGTGCCGAGATTGAGAAGTGTCACCTTTCTACTGGCTTCTTCGGCTTGTTTCTTAGCTTCCCCCTGATACGACTCAATAACGGAATACACTCCTGTAGCGGGCTTGGATTCATCTTCCGGGGTGTTGGGATTATCAGCAACGCTAGGAGACCCTACAGCCCCGGATATGGCGTTAGTTACGTCCGTAGGCGAGGCAGCGGCGGGGAGGTTTGATAGAGCAATATTGATAGCTGCCTTAACGTCATTGATGCCTAGCCCGGGGTTCTCAGTCATTACCGTCTGGACGATCCCTCGAACATTTTCTTGAGACAGCCCAGCAGGAAACTTAATTCCTGAAATTGCATCAGTTAATTGAGTCCCAGTAACAAACCCCTTAGTGGCTTTGTCAACAGCGTCCGTTATGTCTTGAGCAGTAGGAGACTTCGGCAAAGTTCCAATCGCAGTGTTAACCGCATTTTGGATATCCGTTGCAGTAGGGCCGCCCGGGATCTTAGAAATAGCATCTCCGACGATTCTCTTAACATCCGCCTCAGACAATCCGGGGTTCGCTAACAAGGCGTTGTTAACAATCCTCGTTATGTCTTGCTCAGTTAACTGGCTTCCCGACGGCTGTGTAACCACGGGCGTTCCTGTTGTGTCTGTTGCCTTCACAGACGTATCCGTGACTGGTTTTGTGTCAGACACGTCGCCAGAAGGTGTAGTTGTATCTACCGGCTTTGCCGCATCGTCAGCTTTATTTGTCACTTGTGTCGTAGAAATGACAGGCTTTAATACCGTAGCATCCCCCGACAAAAGGTCTCCACCAGAAGGCGCTACTGACGGCAGCGACGTTGCAGGAACCAAAGAAGAAACTGGCGGGTTAGTAACAGGCGGCCCAGCTACTTCAGTTGATCCGCTTGGCTTCCCCGTCGCCGCTTGATTTGCTCCAGTTGCAGACTGAATAAGATCTGCGGGCAGTGCGTCAGACCTACCTAATTGTTTTTTCAACGCCGCAAGTGCGTCAGCGAGAGCTTTTTCTAAAGCCTCTTGTGCTGCGGATTTCGCAGGCGTATCCGCTGCCTTTTCTTGAACGGTAGCCGCTTGATCAACAGGCTTTACGTCTGAAGGCGGAAGTTTTATAGGCTGCTTAGTGTCTACTACTTCAACACGTTCCGGAATTTTAACTTCAGGTGTTGTTTCGGGAGCTGCAACTTTTGCAGGTTCTTTCTTATCTTCTGCTGGAACCTTCAAAGCCTCTGCAGATTGAGCCGCATCCGCCGCAGCAATTCTCAACTGAATCTCATCCTGAATGTCTTTAGGAAGACTCACAAGGTCAATAATGACTCCTGAGTCATTGTCCATGACCTTTTGACGACCATCGGCAAACAAGAACAAACTGAACCCGTTGTTCATGTCATAAGTCGTCGTTCCCGTTCCTGTATCAAAAGCCGCTATAGAGAACGGAACAAACCCTCCCGCCGCGCCGGAGCCTTGACCGAAGATCGTAGAGCCTCCAGTATCAGGAGGAGTAGTAGATGTACCTACGCTGACAAGACCCGCCGTCTGATCGGTTCCGGTTTGCGTAACATCTCCGGTTTTTGGCCCCGTAGACTCCCCAATGTCGGTCGGCTTAACCGCATTCCCGCGGAGCATTTCTCTAAAATCAGGATTGGTTGCTTGCGCGTTTACTAAGGTCTCTTCAATGATGTCGTCAGAGATACCGGCATCACGCATTCGGTTGACAATAGCCTGCAACCCTTCCAGCTCTGGAAGCAGAAAAACTTGCGTCCTACCCGGCTGCAAAGCTCTTGCAAATCTATCAATACCTGAATCAGACACATCAGAAACAATCTGTCCAGACGAAGCAAGTTGACTGACAGGCTTAGTCGTTCCGCCAACAATCTTTTCTGATTCTTCTTGGATAAGATCAGCTAAAGACGAACCCCCAGCAACGGTATCCCGTCGCATAGGGACTTCCCCCGGAATAGAACCCGGAGCTAACTCTCTTGCTGGCTTAGTAGGATCAGTAAGTAGCTCCTCTCTCCTGATCGGAGGGCCAACGTCACTGACAATCCCTTGTTGGGGGTCTAACGTAGGGATTCTTGGAGGCAGGGCAGGCGGGCCTTCCATAGGGCTACTAGTCGGCAACCCAGTAGTCCGATCCACGCCAAACGAACGAATTACAGAAGGGGCAAAAACTACTTCCCCGGTGAGAGGATCAACTTGTAATTGTTGAGGGGAGCGAACACTTGTCAGGCCCGGAGACGGCAAAAACCCTACATCTCCGATCATCGGCTGAACATCAAAATTAGGTTGATATCCAAAGTCACTAGGTTGAGCAGGAGGGGTGGGTTCACTAACTGCTCCAAAGTCTTCAGGCTGTGCAGCAGTCGGTTGTTTTAAAGTCGCCGCAAAGTCTGACTGAGCCTGTGTAACAGCCCTTTTTATCAACTCTTGATCTACAGGCTGACCAGACAGCATCGAACTAATAGTTGTCGTAACTAAAGCCTGCTGTCCGGGGGTGAGGTCAAAGAACTTCTTCCCATCAACATTGAACTGCGACGCTCCGTAAGTCACCGCTCCTTGTAAGGTCGCATTAGTGATCTTATCGCTGAGGTTCCCCGGAGTGTCTAAGGCAGCCTGAACCGCATTTATGATTGATTCTCTTGCCCTCGGGTCTTTGATGTCACTAAAGCCCGGTATGCTGTTCGTGACTAGATTTAGCGACTCTCCGGCAGCAGCACTCAGGCCAGCAGTAGCAACGTCTTGTCCAAGGATCGCCGCTCTAGTCATTGCTCCGCCGATGGACTCCGCGAACTTCTTGCCCATCGGAGAATCAAAGATCTCCTTAGCAGTTCCTCCAATAAGATCTCTTACCTGCGCCCCTAGGTAAGATCCGGCAGTCGCCATGACGCCTTGTTTAATGTCGCCCGTTAAGACGCTTGTCAGCACCCCAGAGCCAATAGCTCCAAGCGCAGCAGCAGACATCCCTTGAGCAGTAGCCGTGCCTAATGCAGCCTCAACTACAAACGTTCCAATAGCTTGACCAATACCGGGGACGGCAAGAGATGCAATCGCTACAAAAGGCGCAATGTCTTTAACATCAAAGTCCGAACTTGAAGGGCCGGGGGTCGTATAAAAGACAGGAAGCCCGTCAACCATCGAGATGTTCAGAGAAGTATTCTTCCCCGCAAACGTCCCGCCAAAAGTGTATTGATTAGCATCAGGAGCAATCGTATTAACAGCGTAGTAATACTGAGCATCATCTCCTTGCTTTAGAGGCTGACCAGTACGCTTGTTGTAAATCTGTTTGCCTGTAACTGCGCCATCTTCTTGGATAGGACGTTCGCCTATTTCACTAAGATCTCGAATGCCACTTCTTACAAGCCTGCTAGCCATATAAGACGTCGCAGCATCAATACCACCAATAGCGCCAAGATCCCCGGCGTAATACTTCTCAGTGCCTAGGTTCTTTCTTTGATTTGCAATCTGCTGGGCAAGTTTGTTCTGGTAATAGTCATCCCCAAGAGACCCAGCAAAGTCTATGTTTGCTTCTTTTGCTCTTTGAAACAAAGACTCAAGCTGACTCTCCGTCAAAGACGAGTTCTGATATTTAGCAATCTCTTGCCTTAGTCCAAGAATCTCATCTTGAGACGGCTTTCTGCCAGCGAAGTAAGCCTCTTCTATCCTCTGCGCTACAGGCTTAGGAGGCTGTACCGGCCCAGAGGGCGGCATCGGGCCAAAAGCACCGCCGACAAGATCTGCCATGTCACGTCCTCGGGTTTACCGCTGATAGAAGAGCAGCAGCCCAATCAAACCAATCATTAAAGTCGTCAGTCTGGGGGATGGCTTCATTACTAAACACATCAATTGCCTTTAATCCATTGCCCCAGATCTTCCAGTCAGTGTTTTCATCAGGAATGGCTAGTTGCTGGGCAGCGTACTGCTCCACCATTAAAGACGCCCACGACTCAAAAGTATGAAACCTCGGATCATAGACAAGAGGACTCTGCGTACTAGGCATCAGTAACCCCTGACATCACCAAAGGTCGCATCCAAGAGAACTCTACCTACCTGATAGTCACCGCCCGCTACGTTAGACACAAACCTCAACCTCAGTTCTCGTCGCTGCTCTTTCATGTCGATCTTATTTGTATCAGCATCAAACGTATAAGGCCCGGTCGTCTTGTCTTCACTTTGAGCGTAGGGTCTACCAGTGATGTATAACTCCATACTTTCTTCTAATAGGAAGTCAGGTTCTACCCTCTCCAGTCTCAACCATTTGTTGATCCCTTCCATAGCCGGTTGAGAAGGCCCGCCAGAGACTAATCCAAGATCATTGGTCTCGAAGTAACTCTCTATAGCCTCTACGTTTTGTCCGTCAATCGCGTCTACACCAATTTCATGTTGAAAAATCTGGATACGATTCGGGGGAAGAGAGAACGTAAGTTCTACCGTTCCTGTTCCTGTAGCCGCTTGGCTCATCTCAATCGCTTGAGCGTAGATAGCGGTCACAGGAATAGAAAAGCCTGAACCTCCACCAAGAAGAGCATCATCGACTTCTAAAACGTCTCCAATCTGATACGCAGCACCGCGGTTCACGATGGTCACAGAGGTCACTACACCTCCAGCAACCCCTATATTCGCTGTAGCGTTAGCGCCAGAGCCTGTCGTAAACGGAATGTCCGTATAGGAACCGTTTGTGTATCCAGAACCCGCTGTAATTGATCCTAGCGTCTTGATATTGGAACTAGTGATCGCAACAACCGAAGTCCCGGCAGGAATGTTCGATCCTGAAACGACTTGCCTTAACGCTACCTGAACGTTATAGGTATCAAGGAAGATGAACTCGCTTCCGTTGTTGATCGGCATCTCTTGAGAGAACAGCGCCGTCTGGGGAAGCGTATCCCAGTTAGCCATCACAGGGTAAGCGAACACTTGAGAGAAGTAGCCCGCAGACCTTCTCGCTCCCAAAGCCTGTCCTGCGTCATACCACGTCTGCTCTCTGACGTTATAAATAATAGCGTCAGTACACTCCGTAGCATCGCCTCTAGGATAGAACCACCAAATCTCTCCATATCTAGGAACCTTGGTAACCCAAACTTTTTGCCTCTGGCTGTAGTTAAGGTTATCAAAGAACCAGTTCTGATTCATCGCATTAGGGATCTCTTTAACCGTTCCGTTATAGAGAAGAAACCTATCAACACCACACCAGTAATAGATCCCATCATACTCAATGACACTCTGACTCGACATGATCGAAGTCTGAGAGGAAATGATGTCGTATCTCCAAAAGGTAGGAACCGCGAAGTTAGCTGTGCCGGGAACACCTAGACTCGTAGGTGCATAGGACACCCTAATTAGGGAATCAAGACTCCAGAAAAGCCCTGAAGGTGAGTTAGATCCACCTCGAACCGGAAGTCCTTGAACAATCTTTCCTGTAGCTACGTTGACCTCATTAGCGTCACTAGAAACCCAGTCGTTCGTATTCCCCGCACCGCAATTCCTGATAAGCCCGTTGTTTCCAAAAACAAATAGATACGGGTGAAGTGAAACAACTCCTCCGGATACCGATACGTTGTTGTTAAAAGTTGCCGTGACAGTCGCAGACGCAGTAGCATTGTTTGACATCGTTACCGTCGTTCCCACTACCGAAACAACCGTAGTATTCGCAGGAATACCCGTTCCGGTAATCGTCTGTCCCGATCCAATCAGAGGATTTGAAACCGCCAGCGTAAGAATAGGACTCAGATTAGTAGTCGTCACAGAATCGGTAAACACCCCAATCTGGCTCATTGAGGTGCCAGTGATGTCTCCAATAAGAACAGGCGTGTTGTTGTCTGAGTCTATAGCTTGTAGATTCTGTCCCGGGTGAGCGACGATTGTCTGTACTCCCGAGCCTCCAACATCATAGAAGCCATCAAACTGCCAAAGGTTCAACGGAGAAGCGGTAAAGTTAGAAAGAGAGAACTCTCCAATCCCCGCTCCGACCCCGTTGTCATCAATTGTCAGAACTTCCAGACCGTTGTTGTATCCAGAAAATATAGACGTAAAAGCATTCTGAGCATTCACCCAAATGCCTCTAGATGACCCAAACATCTGGTCTGAGATGACCCGATATCCAAGCATCTTTCTCGGGCGACCTCTCTGAAACCTTACCCAACGTCCATCGTTATAGAACTGCTTATCGAAAACAGTTCCATCCCTTTGGATACCGGGCTTGGTATCTAACGCAAAGACTTTTTGGGTCATGTGAACAACCCACCAGAGATTCCACCAGTAGTGCCGGAACCAAACGTTCCGGTGCCGTTAATCGTCAATCCCGTCGCCGTAAGACCAAATCTCTTAGTTCCCAGTATCGAAATACCAAACTCCCCCGAACCGGGCCTATAGATACCTGTATTGGTCTCTGTCGCAAAGTTAAGAGACGGAGCGGCGTTAGTACCATCAACAAGCGAAACGTTTACCGCACCAGCGGCAATCGTAGAGGCGTTGTAGAGGTTGACCGAGTCGCAAAGTAGAATGACTTGCTGTCCAGCGGGAACCGTCGCAACTGCCGCTCCTGCGACCCCTGTAGTGAAGGTAATCTGATACCCAGAGCCACCACCATCAGTCTGATTCGTGATGTAGTAGACCTGAATCGTCTCAGGCAAAACAACCGTGACGTTGTTCGTAAGAGTCCCGGTGTACTTCTGCACCACATTTGCGGCCTCACTAGCGGTCAGTGTGTAAGAACCCGTCGTGACAGCTTTGGTCAACTGAGTAAAGTTAAACTGAGTCGATCTTCCCAAACCTATGGTGTACCAAGAAATACCCGACGAAATAATAACCGCAGAGTCAGCAGGCTGCATCGGTAGTGACGCAGTTCCGTTGATGTTCTGACCGCCAGAAGGGCTGACTGTAAGAGTCCCCGTCCCACCGTTTCTAACGAGCAGGAACCAGTCTTCTCCGACTGTTCCCGCATCAGGAAGGGTCAGGGTGCCACTGCCCCCTGTCCAGACGTATGCAGAGGCTCTATCGCTGTCTACAGCCGTATAGTTCGAGGAGAATGTGTTAACAGGGTAGGCTTGATTGAGGGTCGATCCTATGGCTTTAAGCCCGTATCCCTCAAGGACAGCAGCGTCAGCGTTACTAGTACCGACTCCAAACGCTATCAGCCCCCACGTCCCTGCTGTTGTAGCGTTCGTCGTGATGTAAACATACTTCGCATCTCCAGCAGCTATTGTCGTGATGGTGTTGCCATCATAGTCAGCCAGAGTAAAAGTATTAGCGCCTACGTTCCTGACTAACGAGTCTTCCCCTACAGAGGCTTGATTCGCAGGCGGCATCCGTAGCGTAAGACTTCCAGCGGTCGCCGTGACGTTCATGATCCTCGCTACATAGTTATTTGTAGCGGTGCCATTGATCGGCCACTCTAGCGTCGTATTTGCAGATAACGTTACAGCACGAAACGAAACGTCCGTCGGCTGGATGACGTTTCCATAGAAGGGCGAAAGGAAACTCATGAATCCCTCACTATCGCTTGACGGTCACCAATACGAGATACGTCTTCAGTTTTAAGAGTGTTCACAATAGCGGCGTACTGCTGTTGCCACATTGGGATCCTCTCGTCGTTCTTCAGAAAGGGCATCGCTTGTAAGAGAGACCCGTACAAAAGAGCCTGCGGAGCGTATTGGGTAAACCAGTTAGTCTGATTAGAGGAATCCAAAGGCTGAACCCTCTCGTAATACAAGACCTCATACGCATAGTCATCGTCCGGTGTCGGAGCAATCAACCAGTGCGTATAGTCGTAATCACAATAAAACAAGGGAACATCTTGCTCCGCTGGATCAGGCCAATACTCTCTGAGGTACTCATACTTCCTCAGAAGAATAGGGTTCCTCTGTCCACCTACGGTGACGTTCATTGAGACGGTTTTCCTCCAGCGAGCAGGCTTATCAATGATGGCTTCACCCAAAACCATCGTGCTCGTGGCTACTGTCAGATTTCCAAGAAACTTCAGATCAGCGGCAAGAACTTGCTCCGCTAGACCGATAAAAGTAGGAATCTTTTCAACCGTGACCGTGTCTGTTCTCTCTAGATACTTCTCAATATCTGAGGCCAGATTGTCATAGGTCATCATGTAAGCAGGCATCACCACACCTTTTTCTTAATAGACTCAGGCTGCGGGACATACTGTTTACCCTGCCGCATCCCTTCGCGCTTTGCTCGCGTTGTAGCGGCATACTCCGAAGCGGTTAGCTTCTGTCGTGCTGCTTTGGGAAGATACCTCTCACCCGTAGCCTTAGAACCCTGCGTAGATGGCTTTCCAGATCGTGTACCCCAATCTTCTCTAGTCCATCTAGATAACGAATTGTCCGCCTTTTTCGGGCCTTTGTAACCGCCTCCAGAAGATTTGTACTTCTGAGTAGCTAACTGTGCCTTTCTCGCTGACCATTGCCCCGGACTACCGCCTTTTCCGGAAGCCTTGACCTGAGAAACAATTCTCTTCCACTTCTCGGGATTAGACTTAACGGCGGAGGTCATTTGTCTACCTTGTTGTCCAACTTATCAAAGATCCTAGCTAACATACCCTTAATGTCTTGTATGTCCGTTCTGTAGTCGTCTCTAGTGACATACTGAAGAGGCAGGTCAGAAATCCGATCTTCAATACGAATAATTGAGCGCGAAAGGGAGTTAAGAATCCAACCCCCAAACGCGCCAGCAACACCAAAACCGATGTTGATTAGGATCTGTGGATCCATCAAAAACTCCACCAAGTTTTTGGTTTGACCTTCGTTATGGCTTTGTGAACCCACAGTTCCATAATCACTCCGCCGGTTTCTCTTCCGGTGTGGCCGCTTGTTGAACGCCTGCAATCAAGTTAGCGACCTCAACATAAGGACGACTACCCAGATAGTTCAGGATGGCGTTGATGAGACTTACAGGTACATTAATCGTTTCCATTCGACTCTCCGTTATAGGGAACATCCCCGGTGTTATTTTGCCATTAAGTACATGGCTCTTTCATCTTTCCGTCTTGTCACCAGCCCCGGAAGCACCTTGCCAGCAGACAGGTTCCACTTTTCGAACTCCCCTGCCGCTCCCTCAAAGTCCCCCCGGTTGTGCTTGGCTCTCAAGGTTGAAGCCTG